CCGCGGAAATTAATCTGAGACTCAAAATTTTCATTCTACTAACTCGAGAAACCATTATACGTAAGGGAAACCATATAGGCGACCTTCGATCATAAGGGAAGAGAGAACATGATAAGTGCAATGCTTTAACGCCTTTCGGGGTTCTCCGGAGGCAGCTCCGCTCCATTTGTTAGATGGCAGGAGAATGGTGTCGCATGGGGATTATACGCCCAAGCAATTCACCAAAAGCGCCAGGTGTTCCCACACCCTCGCTTGCTGCTTTTGGGAGTACACGCATTGAAAAATAAAATGTTAACAAAAACAACACATATAAATTACACAAATCATGAAATAAACGCAAATTAAACAAATTTAGCAAACGGCAAATGGTTATATGTACAAGGACCACTACACAGGAGACAGAGTGGGGTAGAAACGTAAGCCTTACCAAGTCGAAAAAGTCAAACTGGCTTGACATGGTTTTCCACCATCTCAAAACTATCTGCTCTGGATGTGGGTGGAGTTGCATTACCAGCACCCTCAACACTAAGCCCAGACACATGAGCAAGAGTGGGAGCAATAATTCCCACAGCTTCAGGGCCTGGCAGCTGCAGCATTGTACTAGACACCACTACAGCAGCCTCTTCCTTCTGCTCAGAGACAACATCAGAAGAGAATGCCTTAGCACTCATCAAACTGACTTTATCAGAGAGAGCTTTAATTTGCTGCTGTAACATTGCAATAGTGGGGTCAGAGATAGGTGCAGGTACCTTCTTATTTGCAAATGGCAATGGTATAATGTTTGGATCAAAATATGGTAATTGTCTTATAACCATATTAAACACAGTGCGGCTCGTGGGATCAGCATCAGTTGTTTGGGGATACTTCAATGAGAACCAAAAATCTGTAGAATTAACTTCAGATGAATAGGAATCAACATTAGTAATAATAGCACGATATGCCCATTTACATGGGCTCTCAGCTACAGTAACTATCGAAGTCCAACGATCAAATGACACTGAATCACCACTATCCTCACCACGTGAAGCACAAAACATATTGCCATAACCATGATCACCTGACAAGGCTGTATCTCCATAAGCATAAAGATCAGGGGACAAAGCCGCAATCACGAATGGAGGATTATGAACACCATCAGTGGTTCCAATCTCAGCAACCTCCCATGGCTGGCCATCATATGAAGCAATACCAGTGGCAAATATAGTAACTTCGTACGCTGTGCGAGTTGTAGGAAGATGACTCACCTGAAAGGTGGTATACCTATAAGTGGCTGACGTACGAGTTATACCATTTTGACCTGCATGAATGCTAACACGATGACTAGTTGGCGAAGAGCCTGAGAGGGATTGAGAACTAGTAACCCACTGACCCAAAGCTGGATCTACTCCATGATTGGAGTAATACTGTTCATCACCTAAATAATCCAAATCAACAACCTTATCCCAAGTTAGAGCTTCTGTGTAGTAGTTAGTTAAATAACCATACCCAAAAACTCCTAAAACAGGATCATCAGGAGCCTTGGACTCAGCCAAATCTCTATTCTTAGATACAACACTAGTATTAACACCAATATCTTGCATCCTAAACTCAAATAAAACACCTGATGTTGGCGCAGGAGGTGCACTAGCACTAGTAGTTAAAGCTCTAAAACCAGAGAAGGAAATTTTTGGATCAATATATAGCTGAGCTAAGGGATCAGTGGAGGTGGTTTGTGGTATAGTAACATAAACCTTACCAGCACGAAAATTATCCATCTCAGGTACATAATCGGTACCTAAATGGGCTGTAGGGTGGGCCTTAAAGAAGGACAACTGCTCACTAGCAGGTAACACATCAAAGGCTTGATCATCACCACCAGTTCTATGGCGTTTCAAAGCAGGGAACATCTCAACAGAAATGTTTCTGGTAGCCTTCTTCATCTGATAGTGGTCCATATCTGTGATAGCCACTGGGTTAACAGTAGAATCTTGATATATATTAGGAGCCACAGCCATACCTATTGGGGTTGAACTGACAGTGTTAATTTCAGACACTAATGTTTGTGTGAAGGCGCGACACCCACTCCAAAAACACTTAGTGAAAATCTGAGCAACCTCAGCAAGCTTATCAAACAGGAAGGATGTTGGGTCAAGAGTAGTTTTGTACTTACTCCATCTCAAACCTCCCATAGTTACAGAAGAGACTAGGGCAGTAGGATCCAGAGGAAAAGCTGTGACAGTGTCCTCCGTTGTACTACCGTGAAGGTTTCCAAGAAAGATTTTTCCACCTTCATAAGGCACAAGACCACCGCTACGCATGCCACGCATACGCTTTCCACGCTTATGGGCCTTCTTCTCCTTAATTTCCTTAATCTTTTCCACAATTTTTGTTTTGTTTGGCTTACTAGGCTTAATAACCTTCTCCTCAACAATAACTTTAGCTTTTCCTTTATTGCGATTAGCACGACGACGTTGATTACGAGAAAGTTTATTAGTAGACATCTGGGAAGATATCTGGGATTTATGGTAGTCAATTGATAGAGCACTCTGTAATTGACGCTCTGGGTGAGACTCATGATACGTATCTACCGTTTTATACCCAGAATACAACTCCCATAACTCATTATCAGTTTTATAAGCAGTCCAGGCAAGATCTATAGAATCAGATTCACCCATCGGGCACCGCATACGCAACCAATCAATAAAGTCAGAGAAAAATCTACGGCAACCATTTGGCCCATCGCAAGCAAAAGTCTCATTTCTTAAAGCACAGGCACGAACAATTGTAAGCTCAGGTGTCCCTTCCTGATTATAAACAAGAAGACTACTTCTCATCTTATCACATGGAGGGTTAGGAAACCACATGGCATGGCCACATGGCTCAACACATTGCTTAAATTTATGGCCTAGGAAACTAAGCTCAGAAATAGGGCGAAAATGATCAGCCTCACTATGATACACCATACCAATCTTTGGTGCCGCAGCTATAATACGACTGGGTGAATAATATTGTCTAACATACTCATGAACTGACCCGATAAAATCATCTCCAACCTTAAATGTGCGAACAAACGCATCAAAAGCCTCAAGAGAATGAAGCTCAGGTGGTGTCAGGATCATCCACAAAACGTAAAAATCCATATCATTCTTAAATGTGTTATCTTCAACAGTATTACCTTGACCACTAGGGTTCCCAGTATCACGCTTATAAACACATCCAGTCACATCAACTACAGGGGCATGGGATAACTCACTATATAAGTTGCGAGCACGCTTGATATTCTCAGGTGTGCGATCTTTAGGATGCATAAACTTAATCCTGAGCTCACAAACTAGAGACATAACATACTCATAGTACGCACCATCAAACTGCTTACCATCAAAC